CTGAGGCGACTAAGCGTCAGAACGAGCTCAAGGCTGCATTACTGACAACCCCTGAAGCTCCAAACCCTTATCGTAATTGGATTCCACCCGTATTTAACGTCCCTACTGGGGGCATGGGTTCAACAATGGCTGGGGATTATTTAGGACTTGGGGCAATAGGAGCTGGTGGAACCGCCAACTCGATTATGAACGTACAGGTTATTCTTGATGGTGAAGTAGTTGGCGGAGCAGTTACAAGTGTTCAACAAAATCAATCTCTGTCAGGTACATTCAGCGACGTGAGCCGATATAACGGCCGTGGAGCTCCGTCAGTCAAATGACCCTACCTGCAACCATCTCGGTAACTTTCGACTTTTCACAGGGAGCCACCTTCGGTCTAGGCTTTGTTATTGGCGATCCTACCTTCGGCGTTATTGGCACGAGCAGATTCGGCGATTCCCCTGTCAATACGCCAACAATCGATCTGAGTGACGTAACTCGATCCATCAAAATTGCTCGTGGCCGAAACATCATGCGTGATACTTATGAGGCAGGCACTTGCACGGTTAGGGTCATCGATCAAGATGGCTCATTCAATCCTCAAAATGTCAATTCTGTTTATTATCCTTACTTAACTCCATTACGCAAAATTCGCGTTGCGGCTACTACTTCAACGGCTCAGCATTTTCTTTTTTCAGGTTATGTCGATTCATACAAATACACCTACCCAACTGGTCAAGAATTGGGCTATGTCGATATTCATTGCTATGACGCTTTTAGACTTTTTCAGATGGCTAACATAGCAAGTGTGACGGGCGCGACAGCGGGTCAAACTACAGGGACACGAATTACTAAGATTCTAGATCAAGTAGATTATCCGCTATCCATGCGAGTTATCGACACAGGATCGACGACAGTCCAAGCCGATCCCGCCACAGCTCGCACATCCTTGCAAGCCCTCAAGGCGGCAGAGTTCGCCGAGCAAGGTGCATTCTTTATTGACACCGAAGGCATTGCAGAGTTCAAGGATCGTGCAGATGTAGTGAGTTCTCTCGCACCAGCGCCAATAGAGTTTAATCAAACTACAGGGATTCCCTATTCAAACCTTCAATACGCCTTTGATGACAAGCTGATCATCAATCAAGCAAGCATGACGCGCATTGGCGGCACAGCTCAAACTGCCGTGAACGTTGATTCATCAGCCAAGTATTTTCCGCATGGCACTACTTTGACAGAGATGATCCCTCAGACGGATGCTCAGGTCTTAGACATTGCAAAGATATATGTAGCGACCAGAGCTGAGACAACAATCCGCATTGATGCCATGACTGTCGATCTATTGGACACGGCAGTACCTACAGACACAATGATTGGCCTTGATTACTTTGACAATGTCAAGATCACTAACGTTCAGCCAGATGGCTCGACAATCGTCAAGACTTTGCAGGTGCAGGGTCTAGCATGGGACATCACCCCAAACAGCATGAAATGCACAGTAACAACACTTGAGCCCATCGTCGAGGGATTCATTATAGGATCTGCGACGTCGGGTATAATAGGCACGTCCATATTAGGATATTAGGAGAAAACAATGGCAGCTGGATTAGGCTTTAAGGAATTTACGACAGGGGACGTGCTAACTGCCGCCGACGCCAATGGCTATCTAGCCTCTCAGGTCGTCATGGTATTTGCTAGTGCCGCAGCCCGTACCTCAGCCATCGCCTCACCTCAGGAGGGAATGATCTCTTTTCTCAAGGATACTAACTCGACCGAGTATTACTCAGGCGCAGCTTGGGTTGCTATTGCTGGCGCAGCTGCTGCTAGTGCTCTGGTTTATGTAGGTCAAGGCACATTTTCAGCTGCAACATCGGCAACTCTTGATAATTGTTTCACATCAACATACCGCAACTATTTGCTTTATTTGGACTATACAGCATCAGCAGGTTCAGAAGTTCGAGTAACCTTTAGGACAAGCGGCGTTGATAACACAAATGCCAATTATTATTCGACCATTCTTTATGGCGCTGGTGGGTCTGCTGGCTCGTCAGCCTCTGGTGGACAGACCAGTGCAAAAATTGGCGGAGGTGCTACAACAAATGGTGGCCTAGTTGCTGCAACTATTTATGCTCCAGAAGCCACAGCACAATCGCGTATTGAATCTCGAGGGCATAAAGACGTTGCGGGAAATGCAGAAGTACACGTTTATACTGCTGGATTTACTGGCACTACTTCATTTGATGGCATTAAGTTATCAACGCCGACAGGCAATTTGACTGGAACATTCAGAATCTACGGAATAGTGAACTCATAATGACAAAAAAAATGATCTCATTGACAGACGCAATCACAGGCGAAAATATAGTGCGAGAGATGAATGCAGAAGAATTAGCATACATAGCACAAATGGGAGAGTACGCAATCGCGGAAAAAGAGAAAGCCGCACAGATTTCTTTGGCTAAAGCGGCCCTTTTAGAGCGCTTGGGTATTACTGAAGATGAAGCGAAACTTTTGCTCGGATGAAGCCAGTACTATGCAAAGCCGGGCAACAACTTCGCGAGCAATTTGATGACACCTTCCCAGATCGTGATAGGCGTTCCGATGGCTGGATCGGCGATCTCCGTCATTCAGCGCGTCCTTCTGACCACAATCCTGATCCAGCGACAGGGGTGGTTCGCGCCATCGATGTCGATCGAGATGTTCATAAGTCAGGCAAGCCCGACCTCATGCCCGATATTGCAGATCAGCTTCGACTCGCAGCCAAGGCAGGCGAGAAGCGAATTGCCTACATTATCTTCGACGGACGAATTGCATCGTCTCGCATGGGTTGGCGCTGGCGAAAGTACACTGGGAGCAATCCGCATAATCATCATTGCCATATCTCTTTCACTAAGCAAGGTGATACGGACAGCTCTTTCTTTCATATCCCGTTACTAGGAGACAAATAATGGAACAAGCAAAATCACTCGCAGCATCATGGGCTCGATCATTCTTAGCAGCTGCATTGGCGCTATACATGGCAGGGGTAACTGATCCTAAGACCTTAGCAATGGCAGGCGGAGCAGCACTAGCACCTGTTATCTTGCGCTGGCTTAATCCAAATGACGCATCCTTTGGCGTGCATAAGAAGTGACACAGGAAAACTTCTTCACCCTTTACTTTGCCAGCCTTGCCGTGATCGGTGGGCTTGCAGGTTATGTGATCACGCATCTACTGTCTGAGATTAAGCGCCTCAACTCGCGTGTCGATGAGATATATAACATACTTCTCGAGCGATAATTTTCGACATGGCGAAGAAGAAGGTCATCGACCTAGACACTTATAACGCTCTCGATCAATGGGCTATCAGTCTCCATGAGATGTATCGTGCGCTTCGGCGTGCAGGTTTTGCAGTCGATATCTCACTCGCACTCATTAGCGACAAAGATGCCTATCCTGACTGGATCTTGCCATCGATCCCCGACCGAGTGGATCGCATACCCTACGAGGACGACGACGAGGATTAATGAAGCGCATTGTCATAGTGAGCGACCTACAGGTTCCCTTCCACGATAGACACGCAGTTAAGAATCTAGCCATCTTTATCAGTAAGTTTAAGCCGCACGAAGTAGTAACCATTGGCGACGAAATAGACTTTAATACTATATCGAAATGGAGTGAGGGCACACCCGAGGCTTATGAGCAGACTCTTGGAGATGATCGCGATGAAGCTGTTCAAGTCCTTTACGACTTGCAGGTCACGCAGACCATAAGATCGAATCACACAGACCGCCTTTACAATCAGATCATGAGGAAGATTCCCTCATTCCTATCTTTGCCCGAGTTACGCTTCGAGAAGTTCATGAGATTTGATCAGCTTGGGATCACCTTTCATAAGAAGCCATATAACATCGCGCCTAACTGGATAGCAGTCCATGGGGATCATACCCCTATCAAGTCACAAGGGGGTCTCTCAGCCCTTGAGGCGGCCCGTAGGCACGGGAAAAGCGTTATCTCGGGTCATACTCACAGGGCAGGGCGTTCGTCCTTCTCAGAGGCCTCAGGGGGCCGGATAGGGCGTGTCTTGCACGGCGTCGAAGTGGGCAACCTTATGGACTTTTCTAAGGCAAGCTACACAAAGGGATCGGCCAACTGGCAACAAGCTTTCGCCATCATGTATGTGGACGGAAAGAATGTTCAGGTCGATCTTATCTACTTTGAAAAGGATGGGACATTCGTGGTCTCAGGTAAGCGCTATGGACGACCTAGATAACGAGCTTGCTCGGTCGATCGATGACCACATAGACGATGCAGAATCGTTACCATTTCGTTATCAAAATCTATAGAATTTACATTGCAGGCGTGAGACAGTAGAGCCATGGATGAAGGGCATCCATAGAAAAGGGCTCAAAATGAATAACACAGAGATCAAAACAGTTAAGCTAGTTATTGACGAAAATCAATTATGTCTCTTGGACACTCTTATCAGCACAGTTCGAGCTGATTACCCTAGTGAATGGGGAAGTCGCACAGATTATGAAGAGTTGCGTCAATATGTAAAAGCCAAGGTTATGGAGATTCTCTAATGTTTGATTCAGCATTGCAGGATCTAGTGGCAACTATTGCCATCTCTGCACTATGGTTTCACTTAGGCCGTATGGTCGGCATCCGCGTGGGGTATCTCAAAGGTCGTAAAGCTGTGAGAGATTATTACGCATCAAAGGAAAGGGTAAAAGTGTGAAAGCAAGTGATTTCCTCAACGAAGCAAAGGCAACAATTCAAGATCGTGGAATGGACTACGGACACCCGTCGGACAATATGTCCCGAACCGCATGCCTATGGTCAGCATTCTTGCAAATGCCTGTTACTGACTATCAAGTGGCATCATGCATGGCATTGGTCAAGCTCGCACGAAGCATGGAGTCTGCAAAAGTCGATACATACATCGACGCTGCAGCCTATCTTGCAATAGCAGGGCAACTACACACAGAGGAGAATGAGCTTTATGTTTAACCTAGAAGATTATGAGACAGTAGAAGACAGACTTATCAAGTACTGGAAGGATCATCCCGATGGTCAGATTCATACAAGGCTTCTCAATCAGGATTCAG